AAAAACGTTTCCGCCAGTTTGAAATTGATGTTGTCCTTCTAAAAGTTGCTGTTTAAAAGAATTACATACTGCTTGTGCTATTGCCATATATTGTACTCCTTATAGTTTATGGTGATGGTGAATTAAGTTTAATTCTTAATGAACCATCGAAATACTCGTCTCTACGTCTTCTACCTGTTTGTTCTAACGCAAATCCTTGTAATGCTTCATTATACTTCTCTTGGTATAGTTTGTACATATCCATCGGTCCTTTTAAGTATGCAAAAGCTTCCAATAAACATGCATATAATAATAATTCTGGTGCATTTAAACTAATATATGTTGTAGTATTTGTAGAGCTTAAATTATCAGGTGTATAAACATAATCTAATGTAACTGCATAAGCAGCATCTGGAGTTGGAGCTACTTGAATAGCGTTTTCTCTATACATTGAATAATATTTTGGAAAGCCAGTTGTATTTGTTGAATTATATTCAGTAATGTAAGTATCGTCTTTAGGTTCTAAAGATACTTGAACCGATGAACTATTTGTAGCAACAACAGATCTTACAATAAATGCTCTTCTAATAGAAGTTGAACCTTCATCAGTGTTATCGTCTGGTAATTGTAAATATTTATTATTTGCATTAAAAGTTGATGTTGCATATTCTCTAGAATAGTCTGCATCAGCTTCTCTAAATATTTTTAGTTCAGCATTTTTAATAAAAGTATCACAAATACTACTTGTAAGTATTGATGAATCTACTTCTGTATAATCTCTAATCTGTTGTAATAATTCTGCGTATGTCATTATGTTATAATAGTTACATCACCAATACTTACTGTTGCTGATCTCCTTGCATTTATAATATCTCCACTTATTCCAGGCTGCATACTAAATGAATTTGGTGAAGTCGCTGTAGTATCAAATTGTCCTGGCCAGTAATATAAATCTAACTGCACTAAACAACCACCTCCTGGTCTAACATCTGCTCTTGGACGTTTAAGTCCTTGTGGATCAGCAGGATGATAAGGAGGATCTAATTGTGGGTGTTTTGGTTCATACTCACTTATGTGAACAATAGAACCATTCCACTCTTTAACCATTTCAAGATATGGAAACTGCATTCCTGATCTATCTGAAATTGCTAGTGATCTTTTTCCTCTTGCAAAAGCCATTAGTATCTATCTCCAAAATAAGTAAATGGTGAAATGTATAAAGATGTTCTTTGACCATCTTCTTGTAAAGCTCTTTCTAACTCATCTTCGTATAATAACTTTAAAGCTTGTATTCTATCTGGTGCATATTTTTGTGATAAATAAAAAGCAAGTCCAGAAACCATACATGGTAAAAATCTGTAAGGTAAGTCTGCTTGATTAGTGTAAGAACCAGCATCTTGAATTCTTTGTATGTAGTAATATTTTAAATAAGTATAAGTTGTACAATCTGGTGCAAGATATAAACTAATTTCTGGTGTTATTTGTCTATTCACATAGTATTGTGAAGGTTGTCCTGTTTGACCTTTATTAGGTAATGCTGCGTATGCAGATCTATCAATTTTATTTAATGATATATCGTTAGTACTTGAAGTTATACTTTCTGTTGTTGAAACATAAGCTTCTAATACATCACTACAATCAGAAGGTGTAGTATATGTAATTGTACCAGCTGTCATTAACTGATTTTTTAATTCTACTTTCCAAAGGTGCACGCCTCTATTGCCCCATTCAGAAAATAATAAATTTAAACTTCTTCTAGATGATTTTAAATCGTAACCTTTAACAGTTCGAATACCACATCTTTCGTAAGCTTCTTCAATGACATCATCGATGTCTAAATTAAATGATGTTGTTCCAGATGTAGCCATAAGTCATAACCTTACTTTTTCTTTTTAGCCGGTTTTTTAGATCCGTTAATTTTTCCAGTAAGTTTATAAGGCTTATGTGCACCGCCCATTGGTTGTTTTGTTGCTACGCTCATTATCTAATCCTTGATTTTTGTTTATTAACTTGAATTGATTTTTGACCAAATGGTTCAAAAACAGATCCGCCAGTTGACATGTTAGGTATTTCAGTTGGTTTTACATCTTGTCCTACTGGTTTACCTTTAACAGTTGGTTTTACTTCTAACATTTCAGCTTCTCTTCTAGGCTTATTACCTAAAACTTTTTTTGCTGCTTTTGCTACTGCTTTACCAATACCGATCATAATTAATCTCCTGTGTTAATCATACCACCATAGTACTTCTTAGTAAATGTCTTAACAAAAGTAGGCTTTGGGCCAGTATTACCGGCTGCTCTTTTTCTTTGAACTGCTGATTTTCTTTGACCTTCTGACATAGATCTTGCTTTAGCTAATGGTACACATTTTGGATATCCTTTTCTTTTTTCTCCTTTAGATCTACCACATGGAGCAAAAGAGCCATCCTTACGTTTAGCCCCTATATCTACCCACTTCTCTGCAACCCATTTTCGTAAACTCATTTTAAGACTTTTTAGTAACTTTTCTTCTTTCGTCCATTATGTCTCCACAACCTTTTGCAATTCCACCTTGATCATAATTTGATACTGCTTTTCTTTGTTGAGATTTATTTTTACCACCTGGTTTTATTTTTCCAGAACAAACTGCACTGGCATACATGTTAGCGTATGCACTTGGATATACTTTAAATTTTCTTTTAGCCGCAGCTTTTCCTTTTGGACAAAGTTTAGCCATTACTTTTTCTTCTTTCTTTTTGCTGCCATCATGGCTCTTGAAGGTTTAGCCCCTCTTAGTTTACCATAAATTTGTTGTGGTATTTGTGATCTGCCTATTGCCATAATTAATACACTGGTGAATAAACAATCTTACCATTTACTTTTTGAGCCTTCAAGTATTGCCTTCTATTATACTTACTTGAAAAACTACAATGCACCCATCCACTATTAGGCTCATTTTCATTCCAAAACTCAAGTATACATTGATCATAGTCTAAGTTAGCTACGATAAATTCTGCTAAATTTTTATTAGCAACACCAAATATTTCAAAGTCTGCTGCTTCCCCGCGCGTGTGCTGGCTCGTGGAGCTTGATCCGATAGCCTTGCATAGGTCTGGTGATCTATAACCAGAGCTCACGGACACCGGCATTCCATAAAAATCTCTAATAGGTTGAAGTATCTTTTCACAAAGTATTTTAAGATTTTGTATTTGTTCTTCTCCTGGAGTATTATCTATTCCAAGTCTAGTTGCTTCTTGAGACTTTGTTAATTCGTTTAATGTAAAACTTTTACTTAGATTCATTTCTTAATTTATTTATAACTTCAATTACGTGTTTTTCATATTCTTTATTTGTAGAAAAGTTATCTAAAGTTTTAGCCATTAGAATAGGATCTCTATTTAATGTAATTTCTCTAACTTTTCTAAATTCAGCGTATGCCCTTTTTGTATTTAGAATTTCAATATAATACTTAACAGATTCACATTTGTTTTTAAAGACTCTTACTCGCCAATCAATAGTATCTGGTTGTTTATGTGGTAACATTCCGTCTTTTGACCACACTCGTATACCAAACAGATTATGCCCCTCGCGCGCGAACCTTGATGTTCCATAGTTAGACTCAACTATAGCTTGTGCAATGATAAGTTCTGTATTTACTCTTTGGCGTTTCGGGATGTTAAAATTAAGATAATTGATGCAGTGGGTAAGGGAAGTGACGAATTCTTTATTATTTGAGTACTCAAACCTCGGTATTCCAAACCCGAGTTTCACGGCCCAGTTAACCGTCTCGGTCTGGACCTTCCTCTTGGCGGCTGGGTTGGGAAAGAATGTACCTAATACAAATGCTGCTAGAGCTACTATCAAATATTTTATTATTGTAATCCTTGTTATCATAACATTTACATTGATTTAAGAGGCAGCATCCAACTGCTAGGTTGTTAATACAATTAATCTTGTTTAACTTCTTTGATTCTTTTAACGCCATGTTTATCTGTTTCTATAATGGCTTTTACTTCTTTACAGCTCCATGAAGTAACATTAGGGTTACCA